ATGTGGAAATCACAAAAACCACATATCATAGGGATAAGTTAGAGATCTCACCTAACCCCTTATTCTATCTTCTTTGGCACTTTCGAATATAACTGTCGAAAGGCACCAAAATCACGCTGTATCGTACTAAGCGCGATTAATGCAGGCAAATATGACTCCCTAAAATCATATCTAACTTGCACCATTACTGACAATTGTTGTAAAACCAACATATCGTCATAGTGCCGTAAGGCATCTTGCAAAGAAACATGTACTTCACGTAGCTCATCTTCAGTTTTTGCAGATGTTCTACCTAGTGACACAATGGTCTTCACAGGGTCTTTAACGACACAGTATCTATCTCCAACCGGCACTAAAAAATGGGAACAAAAGTACCCAAAATTAGTGGTGAATGCTTTAGCGCTTAGATTATATCTAAGAGCCATAGCATTGGTCACAGAGACAGTATCTACGTTCTCAGGTGTGAAGATTATACAATCATCACCGAGGAAACTCGCGAACTTAATAAGTTTACCATCCCCAGGATACGTAGCTGCCACAGTGCATGCACTAACAATTGTATTACACAACGCGGTCAGTAACGAACCCGACCTTTGTTGATCACCAATTTTAGTTTGCACACCAGTAGCTGGATCGATAAGCGTGGATACAATTTCACCGTTCATCCACTTAATCAAATTGGCCTGCTGCCATCCAAGTGTATGCATCAACACATACTTTAGCAAACAAGCACGCAATGATTGCGTCTTATCGAATTTTTTAAAATCATTTTCATATTTATATAGTAATTGAGAAGGATGCACAGCGCTATTTAGCTTGTCCTCGAACTGCGCGTAACTCAATTTTGTAAACATGAAAACATGAGGCGCTAATATGGACCTGAAACGGCGAGTCAACTCCCGAGCCAGACACCCATAATAAGCATTCGTCTCGACAGGCGGATATGAAACGCTCTGAGCAATCTGTCGCCTAGCATCATCCTCAGTAGGCGCTTTCAGCTGCGAGCGCATAATCAGCCAAAATCGAGAAATATCATACTCCTCAATAGCCAATGTGTTATCGATAATCCTTTTTTGTTTTTCGGCGGGCAATGTTTTCA